ATAGTTTCAACAAAACAATCAACTGGTGCCCAGGAGAAGCAGCTTAAGTAGATTCTATTCAATTCCATCAAATTCGATTACGCCCTATAACGCCCTATCTGTCTTGCTTCTCCTCTTTCAACATTTACTATCATTACCCATTTCGCCCTATTGTGGTCTAGAATGAGTGCACCCAATTTGCACCAATGATTGCACCCATGGCCACAATAGTTCAGCGCGGAAACAAATGGCGCGTTCAAATCCGATTACGCGGTGTTACCCGCTCAAACACGTTCGAGCGTCATGCTGATGCAAAGGCGTGGGCAGCCCGAACCGAATCACAAATTCTTGATGGCCTACAGGGCAATGCATCACGTAATAAAACCTTTGGCGACATTGCCCAGCGCTATCTTGAAGAAGTCACCCCACAAAAACGCGGACAGCGTGAAGAATCATATCGGATTGGCCGCATTCTACAGGCCCATCTGTCTACCATCTACCTTTCTGATTTGCGGCCGCAAGACATTGCCGATTGGCGTGATGATCGCTTAAAAGAAGTTTCTAGCGCCAGCGTCATTCGTGAAATCACCACCATCTCAGCAATATGCAACCAAGCAATGCGTGAATGGGGACTGCTGAATGACAATCCTGTCCTTAAAATATCCAAACCAAAACCAACCAAGGCACGCACACGCAGGCCATCCGAGCAGGAAATAGAAGAATTGTGTAAGGCAATGCTACTGACTGAGGATACAACTAAGCCTGAACTGGTGACGCAGCGTGTGGCCTTGGCCTTATTGTTTGCCATTGAAACTGCCATGCGTGCTGGTGAAATTTGCGGCCTGACTTGGGGGGATATGCATCTAACCAAGCGCATTGCTCATCTGCCAATCACCAAAAACGGCAGCAGCCGTGATGTACCTCTGTCTAAGCGCGCAATAGAAATCATTGAAAAGCTGAAAGGCATTGATGAGAAATCAGTTTTTAATGTAGACGCGAAAACACTTGATGTCTTATTCAGACGCGCCCGTGACAAATGTGAAATTGAAGATTTGCAT